TTGAAAGTCATGGAGCAGTTCTCTATGAAAAGATAAATAAAAACAAGGGTGAGAACCGTAAGGTATTTTTTATACATGGTGGAGTAGACGCAGAGGAGAGAGAATTAGTCAGAGAAATCACAGAACGAGAAAACAACGCTATCATTGTTGCCTCTTATGGAACTTTTTCTACTGGTATCAACATTAAAAACCTCCATAATGTTATCTTTGCCTCTCCAAGTAAATCAAGAGTCCGTAATCTTCAAAGTATTGGACGAGTTCTTAGAAAAGGAAAAGACAAAGTAAAAGCAACTCTGTACGACATCTCTGATGATTGTTCAACCAAGTCCAGAAAAAATTACACACTAAACCACTTTATTGAAAGAATTAAAATCTACAATGAAGAGAAATTTAATTATGACATAATCACTATTCAATTAAAGGTATGATAGAAGACGATTTTTTCTCAACAGTCAAACTAAAATCAGGTGAAGAGATATTTGCTAAAGTTGCTGCTTCAGAAGAAGATGGCAGAACGATGCTATTGATTACCAATCCAATCATTGTAAATGAGATAAAAGGTAAAACAGGAACAGTTGGATATAAAGTAGAACCTTGGTTAAAGACAACCACTGAAGATATGTTTATTATCAATCTAGATGATGTATTGACGATGAGTGAATCTAATGATATAGAAATGATAATGATGTATCAGAACTATGTTCGCTCATCAAAGAAAGATACAAATACTAAAATTAATCGTAGAATGGGATATGTTGGCAACGTACATGATACTAAAGAACTCTTAGAAAAGATCTTTAATAAAACCTCAGATACTTAATAGTATTCTTATCAACCTCCACAAAGGTAATTGTACAGGTATTTCAGAACCTTGTCAAGTGTTGTTTTATAATCACCATTGTGGTATAATTCATACATATTATGAGATAAACTTATGATAAGACCAGGCATGGCAAAAAGAAAAAGATCGGAACACTATGTTAATAACAAGGAGTTTCTGGCAGCACTGATTAAGTATCGTGAAGACAAAGAGATTGCATTATTAAAGGATCTTCCTAAACCTCCTATCCCTCGCTACATTGGGGAGTGTTTCTTGAAGATCGCAAATCACTTATCATTCAAACCAAACTTCGTGAACTACATGTTCAAGGAAGATATGATTTCGGATGGTATCGAAAATTGCGTACAGTATATACATAATTTTAACCCAGAGAAATCCCAAAATCCTTTTGCGTATTTCACTCAGATTATTCATTACGCTTTTCTGCGTCGTATTCAGCGAGAGAAAAGACAGTTAGAAATCAAGAATAAAATCATTGAACGCTCCGGTTACAGCGAAGTGTTTGATGATAGCAATACTCTTGACGGATCTAATTATTCCGACTACAATCAAATCAAAGATGCTGTGCATTCCAAACTGCGTTATTGATGAAAGTCGCAATAATTACAGATCAACATTTTGGTGCTAGAAAGAATTCAAAACTATTCCATGAATATTTTCTGAAGTTCTATAATGAAGTGTTCTTCCCTTATCTGGAGGAGCACGGAATTACTACCATTGTTGATATGGGAGATACCTTTGATAGTCGTAAGGGCATTGATTTTTCTGCGTTAGCCTGGGCGCAGAAGAACTACTATGACCGCTTGCGTGAAATGGGTGTCACCATTCATACTGTTGTTGGAAATCATACAGCATATTATAAGAACACCAATAATATCAATGCTATTGATTTATTGCTTCGTGAGTATGAAAATGTTATTGTGTACTCGGAACCAACCGAAGCAAAACTTGGTGATCTAAACGTAGCATTTATTCCTTGGATTAATGATGAAAATTCTGAAGATACTTTCAAGCTTATCAAAAATACTTCTAGCATATGTGCGATGGGGCACCTTGAACTCCGAGGATTTAGAGTTAATCGTGCAGTCGTCATGGAGCAAGGTATTGAGAGCAAACTATTTGAGAAGTTCTCCAAGGTCTTCAGCGGTCACTACCACACTCGATCGTCCATAGGAGATATTCATTATCTTGGCAATCCTTATGAGATGTTCTGGACGGATGTAAATGATACTCGTGGTTTCCATATCTTTGATACAGAAACCTTAGAGCACACTCCTGTTAATAATCCATTCAAACTATTCCATAACATTTACTATGAGGACACTCCTCATCAAACGTTTGATACTCGTGAGTATGAGGACAAGATTGTCAAAGTAGTTGTTCGTAAAAAATCAGACACCAAGAAGTTTGAGAAGTTCGTTGACAAACTTCAGACATCAAATGTCGCTGATCTAAAGATTGTTGAAAACTTTGATTTTGGTGGATGGTATGATAAAGTAGAGTCTGATACGTTTGAATCAGAGGATACTCTGACGATTTTGAATAGATACATTCAAGAGGCAGATGTGCCTTTGGATAAATCCTTAATTCAAAAAACTATTCATGAGGTGTATCAAGAGGCATGTGAGTTGATCTAATGTATATCATTACAATTCATGGTCAGGAGAAAGAGGGGGCATATTCGGTAACAGATGATGATGGCGATCAAATCCTTTACCTGTTTGAGGAGGAGGATGATGCGATGAGATATGCTATGATGATGGAAGACCAAGGTAGTCCTGAGATGCATGTGATTGAAGTAGAAGATGATATAATGATAAAAACTTGTGAATTTCATGATTACAGGTATACTGTTATCAGTTCCCATGACTTTGTGATCCCGCCTAAAGAAGAGCATGATTTTATTTGAATGTATTCGTTGGAAAAATTTTCTCTCCACAGGAAATCAATTCACTGAACTATCGTTTACTGAACACACAACAACTCTCATTCTAGGAACGAATGGGACAGGTAAGTCCACCATGTTGGATGCGCTTACCTTTTCTTTGTTTGGTAAACCATTTCGTAAGATTAATAAACCACAACTTGTCAACTCTGTCAATGAGAAAGATTGTCTAGTAGAGGTTGAGTTTTCTATTGGTGGAACAAAGTGGAAAGTGGTGCGTGGTATCAAACCAAATACCTTTGAGATATGGCGCAACAATTCTCTGTTGGATCAAGCTGCCTCTGCCATTGATCAGCAGAAATGGTTTGAGCAGAATGTGATCAAGATGAACTATAAGTCTTTCACTCAGATTGTGATTCTGGGTAGTAGTAACTTTGTTCCTTTCATGCAACTTCCTATCAACAGTAGGAGAGAGGTGATTGAAGATCTTCTTGACATTAAGATCTTTTCATCGATGAATGCAATTCTCAAAGAGAAGATCCGTCAAGTCAAAGAAGAAGTCAAAGTCTTTCAACTTAAGAAAGAATCTTTAGAAGATAAAGTTAAGATGCAGAAGAACTTTATCGAAGAACTTGAAAATCGTGCTGCGGAAAATATCAAGAGAAAGGAGAGTCAGATCTCAGAACTTTTGGTTGAAGAAAACAAGTTCATGAATGAGAATATTAAAATCGTAGAAGAACTTGATGATTTTAATAAAGTGTTGAGTTCATATGTGGGAGCAAATGATAAACTCCGTAAACTTGGTAACCTTAAGGGTAAGATTTCTAACAAAGTATCAACCATTACGAAGGAACATAAATTTTTTACAGAGAATACGGTATGCCCGACCTGTGATCAGGAGATTGAAGAAACCTTCAGAATAAATAGAATTAACGACGCTCAAACTAAAGCAAAGGAGTTGCAATCTGGTTTTAAAGAACTGGAAGAGGCAATTAAAGAGGAAGAAGAGCGAGAGCGTCAATTCACCACCCTATCGAAGGAGATCTCAAAACTCAATAATGACATTTCTCAAAACAATGTTAGGATTGCTGGATGTCAACGACAAATCAGTAATCTGGAATCGGAAGTTCAAAGAACTGCCGAGCAACTTGCAAACAGAAATACTGAAGATGAGAAGTTAACAACCTTCAAGGACAACTTAAAAACTACATACGACGAATTACTCAACAAAAAGGAGACGATCAACTACTACGATTTTTCGTTTAGTTTACTTAAAGACGGTGGAGTCAAATCCAAAATCATTAAGAAGTACCTACCGCTGATAAATCAGCAAGTCAATCGTTATCTACAGATGATGGACTTTTACATCAACTTCACACTTGATGAGGAATTCAACGAAACCGTCCAATCTCCAATTCATGAGAACTTTTCATATTCTTCTTTCAGCGAGGGAGAGAAGATGAGAATCGACCTAGCACTTCTCTTCACTTGGCGTGAAGTAGCAAGAATGAAGAACTCGGTCAATACCAATCTACTCATCATGGATGAGGTGTTTGATAGTTCTCTTGATGGTCTCGGAACAGAAGAATTTCTGAAGATCATTCGGTTCGTAATTCAAGATGCTAATATATTTGTGATCTCTCACAAGTCTGACCTGCATGACAAGTTTGCTAATGTGCTACGATTTGAAAAGATCAAAGGGTTCAGTAGAATGGTCAATTCGTTGGAGATGTAAATGACTACCCCAAACTGGCAGCATCACTCCAGGAAGGAACAGAAAAGAAAACTCAAACCACAAGCGATGAGGTCTAGACGCGAAGCGTTAAGACACTTTAAGAAGAGGCACATAACCTCCCGGAAACGGGGGGTTTCCTTTTATCATGGGTTCATACGAAACGAAACACATGGTTGTACGGAACGAGATCAAGTCGCAACTCGCACGACTGCTTGCTACTGAAGACCTGATTGTAGAACATAAGAAAGTCAAGACAGCATCCTTTGATGTGTCCCGTCGTCTGCTGGTGCTGCCGATGTGGGAGAGGGCAAGTGATAGCGTGTATGACCTGCTGGTTGGACATGAGGTTGGTCATGCA